GCAGTAGTGATGCCCACGAGCAAAGTGTCCGGCCTAGCACCTGTTCCCGATGCGAGAGCATCCCAAGTTCGCTGGTCGACAAGATGGACTTCATCCACAATTCCAACAGACACAGGGATACCTTGAAGCGTATTCGCGTTAGAAGCTTTGATTTCATATCGACTCCCATCCAATGTTTTGATACCACGCGTCTCCGTCAACTTTGACATGCGACGTTCGAGTGCCGGGTTCGACGCAATCACACGTTGCACTCGGTCATAAACCAGTCGAGCCTGTTCAGCCGTCGAGGCGACACCGACGTTGTACGAACCGACCTTGCGCAAGAGTGCCCAAATACCTAAGGCCCCGACGATTTCCGATTTGCCGTTCTGACGGCCCATCGAGATAACACATGATCTCCAGCGCAGCTCACCGGTCGGCAGCAACTCGGTTGCCCTGCGCATCAGTTCGACCTGCCACGAGTCAAACTTGAATCCGGGTGTGGCGACAGACCAAGCCATCTCAATCACAGGCAACAGTCGGTCGATGCTCGACTCGAACGCATCCGACAACGGTGGCGTGTATCGAGTCGGCGCAAACTTCATCGGGTCAGTAACGCTTCAAGCGCATCGACAGGTGCACCATCCGGGGCAGAGTTCCGCAACATGCGCAAGCCCTGCAAATACGACGACGACTTCGCCGCCGTGTATTCGTCATCGAGCGATTTCGCCGTTGCCAAACAGAGAGCAACAATCGCAGCGTGTTCCGCCCCGATCCAACTGAGCGAATCAAGTGTCATTTCGAGGGCCTTGCTATTTGATGTTGGCATATCGCGCCATGATGCGTTAGTCATGCTTTTCCTTGTCTTTGATTTGCGCCCAAATGCCAAACCTTTTAAGTTCGGGGATGCCCGGCAGAGGGCGGCACGGGATGTGAAGATGCCCTCCAAAAAAATGGAGGACAATTTGTGTGGCGACCTAGGGGGTCGTCACGCTGCGGTTACGATAGGCGTACCCCCCACCGGGTGGCCACCCAGTTTGTTCTTGCGTGGATCCTGTTGGACTTGGTGCCGTTGCATCTGTTGCATGCGGCGAGCAGGTTGGATGGGTCGGCTGTGCCACCCATGGATGTTGGGATGATGTGGTCGACGGTGTCTGCTTCGGCTCCACAGTATGCGCAGGTGTGTGCGTCGCGTGCGAGTATGGCTAGGCGTAATGTTTTCCAGTCAGCGGTTTTTAGATCAGGTCTGTTCTTGCTCGGCATTAGACGATTGCCATCCTTTCGAATTGTCCTGCTGGTTTCGTTACGAACGTCAGCACACCGCGGCGACCAACTGCGCCGTACTTGTCCTTAAACCAAGTCGACTCTGACTCTAGCGCTGGTGTGGTGATGATAAGACGATCGCGGCGGCTGCTGATTTGGAACTCGTGTTCGTGGCCGTGGATGAGGATGTGGCCTGCACCTGCCGGGTGGTTGTTGAACGTCTGCTTTTCCCACCATTCCATTGCTTTGCCGCGTGACCATTGGTGGCCGTGGATTAGTACGAAGTTGGTGCCGTTGACTTCAAGAACTAAATGGTCTTGGTCTTTGCCGGGGACGTAGATTTGAACATGTCCGTATCGTGCTGGGTTGAGTGCCATCGCCTCGCCAACTGCGATTGTTGATTCAGTAGCGTGACCGTCAGACGAGTCAGTTGTTTGGAAGCGTTGTATGTCATCGTGGTTGCCGTTGACAACACCCACAGTAATGCTCGGTGCTTCAATGAATGTGTCAATGGTCCGTAAGAGCATTCGCCTAAACACACGTAGTTGCTCTGAGACAGTGAGATCAGACCTGTAGAAGTTTCTGCCCCCTTGAGACTGATTCCCTTCAAGGTGATCACCGAGTCCGGCGATGAGAACACTTGGCCGTCCTTGGGCCATCCAGTTGGATCGTGCTGTTGCCAGGCTCTGCGTCCACGCACGGATAATTCCGTCGGTGCCGTCGCCATCTGGTTTGCCAAGTTGGCTATCCCCCATCGCGAATACAAAGAGTTCGTCTGTTCGTTGTTCTGCACGTTTGACTGCCTTTCTTTTGGTGAGTTGGATTAGGTCGTCAACTAGGGATTGACGGTCTACTCGTCGTGAGATTTTGAATGTGTATGACCATGCGCCGCGTGTGACTGCTGGGGCTTGTTTGCCGGTGTCGTCGTATGGTTTGTCGCGTGTCCATGCGTTGGGGTTGTATTTGGCTGTGAGCATTGTGGCCACATAGCCGTCGGGGATTATGCCGCCGCGTTCGGTGATGAATTCGTGCAGCTGCTCGTGTGCTAGTTCTGTGGCTGTGGTGACGCTGACGACGGATTCGTCTCCGGTGGCGTTCCATTCTTGGGTGAATACCGCAGCACCCCGACCGTCAGGAGCGGTCGGAGGCTGTGGGGTATTCAGGAGGTCGTCAAGCATCAGGGTCGGTTAGATCCTGAATGGTTTCGTTGTCGACTGGTGTTTCGACGATGGGTTCTTCGCCGGGCATTGGTGTCGGGTCGATTCCCATGAGTTCGCAGAGGATCCGTGTTTGGGCGACGATTGCTTCGACCTGTTTTTCTATTTCGTAGATGCTAGCCATTGTTGATTTGCCTTTCGCATGATTTGCAGTCGCCGCGTCGGTGTGACCGGACTGATGATTCTTGGTTGGGGCATCCGACGGCTTTGACTGTTTTCCAGATGTGTCGGGTGGGGATGGTGTCGTTGTCCATTGCGCGCCAGAATGCGTTGCGGTCATCCTCGGACAACGTGATTAGCCACGCGTTCAATTTGCATTGTTTGGTGCGTGGGATGTCGGGTGTGTTGAGGAGTTCGTCGAGGTTCATGTGAGCTCGATTACGACCAGGATGATTGCGGCCATGCTGATCCAGATTGCGAGGCCTGTGAGAACAATCTGGGTTCGCTGTTGCCATATGCGTCGTTGGTACATGCGCATTTTGTACGATTTAGCCATTAGAAGGGTGCCTTGTCGTCGGTGGGTTTGGTGGCCCATTCGTTGTTTACGTCGGGTGAGGCTACTTCGGGGCCGCGCAATACTTTGACGACCGGGTTGTTGACGTTGAGGTCGATGGATCGTTTGGTTTCGCCCTGGTATTCGTATTCGTTGAGTTTGGTGGAGAGTTCTCCGGTGACTTCGACGAAGCTGGAGAATTCGGGTGTTGGGATTGCCCAGACTTTCCATTTTTTGTCGAATGTGCGGCCGTCGTTGAGGCGGATTGTTTCGAGGAGGATGAAGCCTCGGTCGCCGAGTGGTTTGTCGACGATTCCCTCGATTTTGATAATTGCCATTTCTATTTTCCTTATCTGTTTTCGCCGTAGCGTCGACCGTATCGGATGATTTGGTCGTGGTTGTGTAATCCGATTGCTCCTGTGGCTAGGAGGTATTCGGCGAGGTGGCCGAATCCGATGATTCTGCCGATGACATATTCGCGGATGAAGTGTTCGCGATCGATGTCGTTGATAGCCCCGACTTTTTGAAGCTCTAGGAGTAGGTGCTTCATTGCGCCGAGGACTTTTGGTTGCGGAGTTTCCATGATTCTTTTTCCTTTCTCCATTGTTCCTCTTGCCAACGGTAGCAGGTTTTGCATTCCCAGTCTATCGTTTTGTGTTGCGTACATTGTGGCGTGTCGCCGCCGGAGGCTTGGGCGACCGTCGCAACATTTCTATGATCTAGGTTTTGTAAGGCGGTCGCGCCCTCGGCCTGGGGGCCGGGCGCACCGCCGACTCTAGTTGTTATCTGTTCTTTATGTACTTGGGTGTCGTGGGTGACACCCCCTTTGGTCGTAAATGACACCCCTGACGTGTCATTTGTAACACTTTGAGGTGTCATGGGTGACACCCCTGTGGATAAGATTCGGTACCTGTTTGTGCCCTTGAATGCGTCACGTTTGTCGACCTGAATCTGCCCGGACTTCTCCAATTCGCGCAGGATTCTCTGCACTTGTCGTCGCTTCAAACCGACGTAGGCGGCGATGGTGTCGATTGCTGGCCATGCTGTGCCGGACTTGGATTCGTTGGTGTGGTCTGCAATCACAATTAGCACCAGCTTGTGGCCTGGCGATTTCTGTGTGGATCGTATGACCTGCTTGACGAGCTTGAAGCTCACTTTTTGACCAAGCAGATGACGCATTGAAAAGTGGTCTTTTCTCCGACCTGTAACCAATGGTGGTGGTGTGGTTGTTCCATGTCTGGACTCCAATTGGAATCCCCCGGCCTGCTAGCACAGAACCGGGGGAAGTTGTAGGGGAATCGTGCTAGCGATTAGTGGTCATCATAGTCATCAAACTTCGTGACCGATACCCACACGCCCAAATCTGTTGTGACGGCGTGTTTGACAATGCCGAGTGAATAGACCTGTTCGTCGCCCTCGGAGAATGCACCGGCACGTTGCATGCCGTCAAGGATTGACTTTGCCAGGTTGTCTACGTCTTGTTTGGCGTGACGATCCGTGTAGACGTTGATGGTTACCCGGAGGCGACCGTTTAGGGCTAGCATGCCAAATTTGTCGTTCCACGCAGCTGCGACCAGTTTCTCGTAGTCGACGGTTGTTTTGGGTGTGTAGACTCCACCCATTTTTGTCATGCGTGGTCGCCCTTTGGGTACGGCCCTGCCGTCGATTCGGAATCGCAGGAGTTTATCCATTGAGTGCTTTTTTTCGAGATGTGAATTCGGCGATTAGTTTGGTGGAGTCTCCGGAGTCGACGGCGCGTGACCAGAGCAGATTCAGCTCGTCGAGTGTTGTTGCCGTTTGTACGTCGTTTGCGGTGATTTGCGTTTCGGATGGTGCGCCGCGTTCGGCTTTCTGCATTTCGGTTCGTGATGCGCGGTTCTTTGATGTGGTGAAGTTTGCGGTGGCGAGCGCCCGACCGATTGCCGAGGTTTCTGCGTTTTCGTATGCGCTGGTCATGTTTGCCCCGGCGGTGCCGTCGATTTCGAATGCGAGGCCTGTGCCTCGTGGTCGCAGCTCGTCGAACACAAAGAACACTTCTGCGTAGACGCGCCATTGTTTGCGGTCACGATCGGAATCGGTCGTTAGGTCTTTGGTGATAATTGCGCCGTTGGGGTATTTTTTCCAGAACGCTTCGATTCGTTCTTGAACTGTTGCGTAATCTGCCAGGTTGAATCTAGCCATGGAACAATGCCTGCACTTCCTTGTAGTTGTTGAAATCGGTGATGAATCGTTGAGCAACTTCGATTAGGTCAGCAATCATCGCTTCGTCGCGTTCCATGATGATGTGCTTGGGCTCGAGCCATGCGGCGGTTAGGTCGCCAAACTCTGATGTGGTGCGCAGTAGCCAAGCGAACACGCAACGCTGCGCCCCGGTGACATGCAACTGCCATTGCACCTGTCGACGGTATTGAATCGGGATTGCGCTGCCGTCCCAATCTTTGCCAGTCGTCTTTACTTCGGCGATGATTGTCCAGTCGTCGTTGAGACCGTCGGGGGTTGCCAGGTGCCAACGGTAGTCGTCGTCGCCACGGATTAGCCAGTCGTTGTGTTTGATTCCATATTCTTGGGGCAGGTTGTCGACGATCCATTCCTCATGGTCGCGACCAAACCGCATGTACTCGTTGTCAACAACTTCGTTGTCCTCTGGGAATAACGCGTTTTGTAGTTCTGCGTTGTAACCGGCAGGGCCTGACGCGGCCTTGGCAACGGTCGTAGCCGACACACCGTATTGGCGCGCCTTGTACCATTCGTCAGTCTGTGACCGAGCGACCATTCTTTCGTTGTTCATTGAGCACCTTTTCTCCAAACGCTGTCATGCGTTGAGTCAAGTGTGCCACGGAGGTCTGACGTAATATCCGCTCACGTCTGCGGTATGCGCGAATGTCACGTTTGCCTTTTTCGCGTTGTATTCGGGTCAGGGCTTTGTCGTACCCGGACATGTTTTGTTTGAGTTCTGCGAAGTGTGCAGCTCGCGCTTTGACCGCGGCGATTGTTTGTTCTGCTTGGAGTCGGCGCAGCTCGTCACGGACAACATCAACGTGGGGCCAGCGTTCAGTCTGTGGATCCATACCAGACCAATGCCAAACCGATTGTGCCGGGCAACAATGCCCAGCCAGCCGATATTAGGCAACCGATAAGTGCGATAACGGTCATGGTGCGACCAAGGTTGAATGCTTGTTGCTTGGGCATAATGTTCCTCTGCTAGTAGGTGTGTCACACCATAGCATAAAACAGGGGCAGTCGCCCCCTAGAACGACTGCC